CGGCGACACATTGCAATGGTTCTACCGAGCAATCGCTGATAACTTCACCTGCTCCAACGGTCGAAAGTCCCCTCTTTATTTGCGTCGTAGTGAGCATGGGCTGGCTATTAGAATTGGCGATGGCTGGAAAGTGTACCGCCGTGGCGAGCAGATTGAGTTTTGGCGCGACGCGATGGCTGCCTATCCAGAGCTGGCTGATTCAAATTGGTCAACCAAGCGCACGCAGGCAATCTGGGATTACTTTCAGGTCTACGCCCCAGAGATTATGTTTGACAACCGCCGCTATTTTGAGATGGGGAACTGTATTTTGGACGGCTATACGGGCGACTTAAATTCTGAGGACGAGCGATTTCTTTTGCACCCGACAACCCGTGCGTCTAAATTGAAATACGAGCCGCAGGAAAAACCGAGCGTCGCTTGGCAGAAGTGGTACGACACAATGGACGACTATCAACGCACCGTGCGCGACTGGTCGGTGGGTTCGGCAATCGTCGGCAACCACGGGCTGCTGTTTACCTTTGGTCAATCCCGAACGGGCAAATCGACGCTGGCTGAAGGGCTGGCGGAAGTGCTCGGTTCTGGCGCTGGCGTGTTTTCACTCAGCCGAAACTGGGGCAGATTCTACACTCAGCACATGGACAACACCACTTACCTCTACGATGCCGATGCAAAGGGGGCTAAAAACCAGAACAACGAGAATTACGGCACGCTGCACTTGATGGCATCGGGCGACCCGATTCAGGTCGAGGTGAAGGGCTCGGAGATTTACCAGACGACGAATTACGGGTTTATCGAGGTGATTTCCAACAGCCCATCCACTATGTCATTTGAACAATCGCTGGTTGACCGTGTGCGATTCTGCCTTTACACCTATATCGAGCCGCGAGCCGACGGTGGTCAAATGAAGCGGATGATTCTATCCGACAAACAGGCGTGGCTCAATTACGCGGTTGGCTGTGCCATCAAACTTGCCAAGGGAGAGGTGCAACGTCCGAAGATTGACGAGTACCAAATGTACGGCTGGGTGCTCTGGTTGCAGGAAGCCAATAGTTATGGCAAAATGTGTGTAGAAGAGGGTCGGGTTTTGACCTACTCCGAATACAAATTTGCATACGAGGGGTCGGCACGATTTATGCTCACAAAAGAAACAATCGAAGAAATGCGCGCAGGGTTCAACGAACTTAACCGACAGTATGGTGGGAATTTCCTCGCAACCGACTGGTCAGAGTACGGCGAGAAATTAAAGGATAAGTATTATGGAACAAACGAAGAAGCTCCAAAACTCTTTTAATGACTTCTTGCCACTCAAGTACCGTGATTTTCGGTTGGGCGCTCATAGGCTATCGTCGAATCAGGCGGTAGTCGCTGAACTGCTCCGAATTTGCTGTGAAGAGGATGATGTCAAAGCAATCCAAATGGCGTTCGAGCGTGTGCTGGGCAAACCCGAAAAAGTAATAGTGATAAAGCGTACACTCGTTCGCACGGTCTATATTGATGCCCGAACCAAGCAAATCGCCGCTGAAGTGGACGACCGCGTGATGGATGAATTTGTGCCGCCAACGATTACTGAAGCTATGGTCGTCATTAACGAGAACAACGCTCCAGGTATCTTGCTCCGCAAGATGGTGGACAAAATCGGCGAAAAAGAGCGCGAGTATTCCTATAAAGTCTTGGACGACAAAGATAAATTCACGGTCGCCGAAGTGATGGCTGCCAACTTATACGGCATCGCTATGCGCGGCGCGAACCTCGGGGCTATTCGCCTTCTCTTTGATTACCTCGACGGTGCGGTGGCTGACGTGATTCGGCTCGACGGGCTCGACACTATTCTGCTGGAAAACTACGCCGACCTTGCACCGTTTGAAGCTGTGCAGGATGAGAACGGTATGTGGTACGTTGAGTCCGAGGGCGTGAAGTAATGAGTATCTTCACCATCGGCGCTGGGATAGTTCTCCGCTCCTACCAAAAAGCGGTGATGAAGGCTTTCGACAACGGTGTACGGTTTATCGTGCTCTGTTGGTCGCGTCGCGCTGGAAAGTCCCTATTCGCTTGGAATCTTCTAATCAGAGAGGCGGTTCGCAAACCAGGTACATACTGGTATTGTTTTGATAACTACTCCACGGCTTACAACGACATTTGGATAGCCATGACCTCGAAGGGAATAAAATTCCTGGACATGATTCCTGCCGACATGGTGGTGCGTATGAACTCCGCCAAGATGGAGATTGAGCTCACCAACGGGTCGGTTATTAAGCTCGTCGGTATTAACAAAGCCGACAAACTGGTGGGTACTGGTTTGATGGGTGTGGTCTTCGATGAGTACGCCGTATTGAACCCAGCTTCGATTGAATTTATCACAGCCATGCTCGGTGAAACTGGCGGCTGGCGCATTATGATTTCTACTCCCCGTGGCAAGAACCATTTCTACGAGGAATACAATTTCGCTTTGGCGCACCCTGAATTTGCCTACGTCTCTACGATGAACTGTTCGATGCCAGAAGTCGCTCAGTACATGGCGAAGGGATTCCTCGAACAAGAGCGGCTGAAGATTATCAGCAAGTACGGCAACGACGCGCTCTACCAGCAGGAGTATATGACCAGCTGGATTTCTCCGAACTCTGGTTCTGTGTTTGGTGCACTCGCCAAAATTATGAAAGAAGAAGGTCGCCTGACTCCTTGTGTCGGAAATCTCGAGCAGCCGTTCTACACCGCATGGGACTTAGGTAACGCCGACTATACCTCTATCGTTTTATTCCAAGTGGACGACAACGGTTTTCCAACTGTGCTCGACCATATTGAAAACCGCAACGAGGATGTCGATTGGTACTACGGCGAAATGGTCGAACGCGGCTGGCAGGTGCACACTCACTTCTTGCCGCATGATGCCGCGCACCGCAAGGGGGCTCGCAACGAAAGCTATACCCGAGCGTTATTCAATCTGGGCATCACCAACACTATCGTGCTAGGTAAACCAAACCGTGTCGAGGACAAATTGAACTTCCTCCGCCGCATCTTTGTTGGTATGAAAATCGACGAGGGGCTGGAGCGCATTGTGACTTGTTTGGACAAACTCGAGTATGAGTGGAATGAAAAGTCCCACATCTGGTCGAGCAAACCAACTCACGTCGGTGGCTACTCCGATACCGTGGACTCACTTTGTTACATGGGGCAGGCTATTCAGAAATACCGCATCACTGCCAAGAATGGTTTCTTGACTGCTCACATCAAAGACCCGAATGTAGTTCCCGATACCAAGGAAGCTAAAGCCGACCGATTCCAGAAAATGATGATGGAAGAGCTGACGTTAGGAGGTAAAAAACAAAACGGAAACAACAACATTTCAATGTTTATATAAATGTAGTACAATCATAAGTAACATCAAAATACTCGCCAAAAACAACGGTGCGAAAATCTAAATATCTAAGAGAGGGTAAATAAAAATGGGAGACATAATCAATGAAGAACAACCAACCATCGAACCAGGCGCAGCAGGAGCTCCCGAAGGAGCAGTCGCCACAGAACCAAGCCACGACGAAATCGCCGAGCTTTATGCAGCGACTGGAGTCAAAGCTCCCGTCCCCACTGGCAAATCTAAAGGACGACCTTCGTCCTCTAATATTCGAGCTAAAGTCGATGCCAAAAAGGGAACAGGAAATTCCGATTCTGGGTCAGAAAAAGACGATGACAACAAAGGTCAGCGGAAAAATGCACCTAACGCAGACGATGATGACAATTCAGGAAATAAGGCTGACGCGAAGAGCGCGAAAAACGGCAAGGATGCTGGACAAGTACAAGACGAATCAGGCGATGCTGACAAGGGAGTTCGCGACGCTAAATCCCGAGGCGAAGGAGATTCTGAGCGCGGAGGCAAAGACGGTTCTGAGCAGCGAGCTGAACGAACTGGACAAGAAGAACACGACGAGGGAGCAGCGTCGGAAGCGTCGGACGATGATGAAGAAAATATTAAAAGACCAGGAAAATCCAACCCAGAAGTAGAGCGCCGATTCCAGCAACTAACTGCTGAACGACGTGAAGCTGTTGAGCGTGCCGAAAAACTTGAGCAACAATTGCGCGAAAAAGAACGGTCAGCCCAGCAGACAAAGGTTTCTCAAGAAGACCCTGAATATACTATCGACGATTTCCGCCGCGTCCGTGACGAAGACGGTAATGTTATTGACCTTGATGAAGACCGTGCCGAACTTGCTTGGCGGCGTTGGAAGGAAGGTTTTGAAGGACGCGGCGCTGAACGTGAAGCCAAAGAGAACTACGCCACTCGAGTGCAGGAGCAATCTGACGAAACAGCTCGTGAATTGATGGCTAGTTCCGTTAAAGCCTACGACTCTCTAGCTAATTTGATGGACGAATATCCAGAGCTTGTTAGCACAAGCGGCAAATTCGACGCAGACTTTGCAGCTGACGCGCTGCCAATTATCCAAGAGTCGATTGAATATTTGCCTGGCACTGAGCCTGGCAACCCCGAAGATAGACTCCCAATTATCGTTGGTTTACGCATCGACCCGAAGAAGATTTTGAACGCAATGAAGGGGATAAGTAACAAGAAACGCAACTTGCCTCTGAACGGCGTAAATGATAATGTAGAGTCAAGGTCTAATGTGAATGTGCCTCGCAGCCGTTCATCAGACCCGACTGTCAACGCAGCTAACGACCTCTACAAAGAGCTCGGCATTGATAAGCGGATTTAACATAAAAATAAGGAGAAAAAAATTATGGCAAATCGAGATGAACTGAACAAAGAAGCATTAGAAGCAGGAGTTAAAAACCCTGAAGGCTACGAAACTAAAGCAGACTTACAAGCTGCTATTGAATCTACATCGAACGAATCAGAGACTACTCCAGCTGAACAAGCTGCTGAAGATGTTGAAAAATCAGGCGTTCAAGGCGTATCTGAAGGTTCAACTGCAAGGGATGGTGACGGCTCTGAGCCTGACGCTGTATCTGAAGGTGCTAACGACGAAGACCAAACTGTTGCAGTCCAAGCTGACGGTGTTGATGGCGTTGACCGCGACCACACTCCAGCTGGCACAACTGACGAGGCTAACCAAGGTGAAGCAGCAGAACGATTGCAGCCACCAGTTGCCGCTAATGGTTTGAGTGCTGAAGCAAGCGATGAGGCTTACGACGCTAATACCCGAGTAAATCCACTCGCCACTGCCATCGAAGTCAAGGAAGCTGAACTCGAAGACAACGCTGAAAAAGTTGCAACTCGACTCGACGAAGCTAAAGTCGCTGACACTGACCTCGGGAGCTCTGAAGAAGAAGCTGCAGCTGCTCGCGCTGGTGTCCAATCAGAGCTCTTGGAAAACCCAAAGCAGAACCGCGAGCCGAAGAATGAATTTGAAGTATCTAACCAAAAAGTAACTGAAGAAGAGCGCCAAGCCGCGCAGGAAGTATCTGATATGACGACAAAAGCCCGTGAAGACGAATCACCAACCCCAGCTGAATCAGCTGCTACCGATGCAGAACGAACTGCTGGTACAAACCAAGGCAGCGAAATTGCAACAGCAATCGCCGAAGGTTTCAAGCGCTCTAAGGACGACAGCTTCACCCTTCAAGAAGACCCAGGCATCGAACACCGTTTCACTCTTGTGAAGAACAAGCAAACTGGTGAAGTGATGATTCGTGAGAACGAAACTGGTACTCTTTCAAAAATCCAGCTCTTGAGCTTGGAAGAAAAAGAAGCCGACGTTCAGACAACTGAAGTAGAAGAATTATAGTATAATTTCTTCATCGGGGTTTCGTTGTTTTCCCCGAGCAAACCAACCCCCTGCAACTAAATCTCGCAGGGGGTTTTTGCTGTTGACATTATGAGGATTATTACAGTACAATCAAGGTAGCTTAATGCTTATTAGTTGAGAAATGATGTAGAGGTATTCGTCCCCTTCAGCGAAATAAAGCAGATAGCACTCGATGTAATCGTGTGTCATCAACACAAACACTATTAAAAATTAGTCCTATAAGGGGAAAAAATCATGGCTATTACACCTTCCGAGATTTACAGCCCCGTCATCGACCAACCTTTCGACGACGCGAGCTACACAAAGGAACTTGAAGGTAACTCCAAAGAAATCAAGTTCGAAAAAGGTTCAAAGACTGTTAAAGTTCGCACCGTAGTTACTGCTGGTGCAGTCACAACTCACGACGCGACTCAAACTTTCAGTACGCAAATCGCTGGTATCACAAATGTTGATTCAACCATCAACACCTACACGCTTGACCAGCAAAAAGACATCAAGCAGTTCCTTGACCGCACAGTTATTGCAACGAACAACAGCATCACCGAAGGTGGAAAAGTCCTTCACGCTATTGTTGCCGAGCAGCTCGTACCACTAATCGACGCTTACCGTCTAGCCGTCCTTGCAGCTATTGCAGTTGTTACGACTCAGGCTTTCGTTAAAACCGCTGATGGTTTCGCTGACTTATTGAAGCTCCGTGCTTACCTAGTCAACGCTCGAACTTTCAAAGACGCGATTGTGTACGTCGGTACTACCACTTCATCTAACATCATGACAAGCGCCAAATTCATGCCGTTCACAGCTGGTATGGAAAAGAGCATCCGTGAAGGTGACGTTGGTATGTTCCTCGGAATGAAGGTTAAAGAAGTTCCTGCTGACATCCTACCTGCTAACACACTTGCAATTGGTGTCAGTCCACACATCGTTTCAGCTCCACGTTTCCTCGACGACTCAAAAGTTGGCGAGAGCGCAGCTGCCTTCGGTTCACTATTGCTCTGTCTGTACATGTACACTTGCGTGGTTTCAACACCAAAGCGCAAGGGTATCGCTACAATCATCAACAGCTAGTCACTGCCCTCCGACTACAAAGAGCCCTGTCTATACGGGGCTCTTTTTGTTATACTAAATTTATAATCCAACAAAAGGAAAAACAAAAAACATGGCGTTAATCAACTGGGACGACGAAGAACAAAAAAAGAAGGACGAGCTTTTTGGTGCGACCCCCGTCAAACAAGTCGCCTCTGTTCAAGATGGTGCGTGGCAGCCAGCTCCTAGCGGCGCGGATTCAGCCGTTGCGACCGATGATATAACCCAAGGCGGCATATTCGGGCAGCAGCCAGCTCAAGCTCCACAGCAACAAGTCCAGGAAAATTACCTAGTCTCTGACGACAAAGCTCAAGTTGACCAGTCGAAAGCGCAACGTGACGCTGAGATTCAAACTGCTCGCGAGCAGGACGCAGCTCGCCAGCGTGCCGAAGCAGCCGCAGTCATCTCTCGGCAGTTCCGTGAAGGTGAGGCTCGAACCCAACAAGGCGAGCGAGTTGACGTTGACGCAATCAAAAAAGACCAGGGTTGGAAGAAATACTACGACAAAGAGTTTAAGCGTGAAAAAGATGGGCTCGACTTTTGGGGTCGTCTTATGGACGGTGGAGCTGCTTCACGCCGCGCCGAAAACTCAGCCCGTGGCAAACAGGTTAGTGAATTGTTACTGAGAGCCTATGATGATAACGGGAATGTCCTCAACTCAAACGCAGCAAGAGAAGCTAAGAAATTCGCAGCATATAACTCCGTACTCGCACAAGACAACTCAACTCGAGGCAGAGCTGCTGGCGAAGCGATTGGCGCTTTCGACAGGAAGGATTCTGGTTTCTTAGGTAGGCTCAACGATACCGTGAACGCTATGCGTCAAATGAGTGTTTACGACTCTCTGGGCGGTGTCGATAATAAGCACAAAACTGGCGCTGATGATTTGTTTCGTTTTGGTGGTAATGTCATCCAAGGCATTGGGACTGCCCTGCCTGTTGGTGGAAAAGCTGTTTATGAAGGTGCTGTCGGCAAGGGCACGGATTACTCGACTGGCTTTGAAAAAGACCTAGACGGCGGCGAACGAGCTGGTCGTGTTGGTTCTGGTGCGATAGATGTTGTCGGTACGTTCTTTGGTGGTAGTGGTCAACTTGTCAAATCACTTGGCGCTAAAGCGGCTAAAGGCGTGGCAACACAAACCGAGAAGACCTTACTCAAAAAATTAGTCAGCCAACACTTGATTCCATCCCTTGTGGAAGGTGGCGAGGCAGGAGCTCAAGCCGCTGCTGAATACTTCGGTAATGACGGGACTCTGCTCGATGAGAACGGCGACATTGATATGGAAAGAGTTGGCGAGTTTCTAGCTCAGACTGGTCAATCAGCTGCTATGGGTGTTGCTGCTGGTGGCGTGTTCACTGGTACTGCCGCAGGAGTCAACCGCTTCAAGAATCGTGGTGGTGGTTCAAACGCTGGGGCTGTTTCTGAGAAATTGCCAGAAGTTGAGTACACTCCAGTAGAGGATGCCAACGTCAGCTTTGAGCCTGGAGTAAATGATAGTTTAACTCCAGCTACACAGCCAAATGTTGCTGATGGCATGGCTATTCCCGAGAACGTCACCCCAGCTGGTGACGGTAATATTACGCTTGAAAATATCAGACCTGAACCTGTAACTCCTGCTCCGACGATAACAAGAGACAGCGTTGTACCTGCTGCTGACGGTGTGGTTACGCCAATTTCCACTGACGTGACACCTGCTGAACAGAGCAGTGCTGATACCTACCAAGAAGCCGCCCAAAGTGACATACCAGTTGTTCGTCAGACGGCAAATGAAATGCTTACAGATAGGGGTGTTACGCCTGTTGCTGAAGGTGTAGCTCAAGCTCCGCAAGTAGTCCCATTCCGCGACCAGAACTTGCCAGTCATAAAGAACGAGGAAGCAGCAGCTCTTCGTGAATCTCGTGCTGGCAAAAGCCAGGCTGAAGAAGCTGCCATCAACCAAGGACTACAACAACTCGAGAATACCACGCCGAGATACAAGACTGAATCTGTAAAAGAATCTAACCTAGCCGAAGACATTAGCATCCAAGAACTTGACCGCTCACTTACAACTATCAGGCAGCGCCGCGAGCAACTCATTGCCGATGGACGCTCAGAGAATTATCACATGGTCAAAAATCTCGACCAAGCCGCCGACGCTATAATTAAGCAACAAGAAGACATCGCTAACGGGGTCAGGAACACTTCGACTGTTGATGGTGAAAACACTCGATTGTTTGGTGAAAATGCACAAGACGTTGGTTACACCGACAGCATTAGGACTGAAGGTGGCAAACGAGCTGTCGGCGTGACTCAAGATGGTGCTGGCGAATCAAGCATTATCATCGACCGAAACGCTAAAAATGCGGAAGCAGTATTCCACCACGAGGCGGTTCACAAGACGCTGAACGACTTCGCGACACCTGAAAATCGTGCCAATGTTGTTGATAGCTACCGAAAGCACCACGGCATTGATGAGAAAATGGGCAACGACCAGATTGAAGAATTACTCTCTGACGACTTTGCTAAGTTCGTTTCAAACAAGCGTACCAAAGATGCTGCTGGCAACCCTCGTGAGGGTATGGACTTGCCAGCGAAGGTACTCGACTACTTCGAGGAAGCCTGGCAGCGCATTAAAGATACCTACGCTTCACTAAAAGCTAACGGTACGCTGACTCCAGAGTTCCAAAAACTTTACAACGATTTGAATAACGGCAAATATGTTGATGCTCGAGCTATAAACAAAGCAATCGACCCACGCATCCCGAACCGCTATATGGTGGCAGGCGCAAATGCTAAGAACTTCGACGCAGACAATAAGAACGTCATCCCAGAGCCATTCGAGAACAACCTTCCAAACGACATGATGCCGAACGCTCCAACTCGTTCTGCCCAGCCAGTCCCACGCAAGCCACGTCCTACGGTTACGCCAGAGCAGGAAGCTATTGACGACTTTGCTGACCGTGTGTTCACTAATACTGACCTTCACAAAGATTTCAAGACACGGCTTGCTCGTGCTCTCGGTATGACACATGACAAAGATTTGCCAGTTGAAGAGCTGCTTGCTACCAGTAAATTGAGCAAGGGAGAAAAAGCGACTATCACCAAGAAATTCGGTGAGCTTGAGGCTGTCGCTAACGAATACAACGCGTTGATGTCGAGCCAACGAAAGGGCTATAAGAAGGGTCAAATTAGTGGCTTGAACGACGAGATGTCCCGTCAAGCCAACAGCTTGATTGATAAGTACGGTCGCATTGAGCGCGACTTAAACAGCCGTGTCCGTCGAATCCAGGGTCGCAATTCATTCGCCAACCGTGCCGCTAACGTCGCTGAGAACTTAACGGGTGCTCGTAACGCGAACGTCCTGACCAGCGTCGGTGGTATCGAGCGAAACTTAACTCAGGAACTTGGTGTCAATATCCTTGAAACGGTGATGCACCCTGTTCGTATGATGCGAAACAGCGTCAAAGCTCCAGCCGAAATCATCCGTGCCTATAAGCGTTCAGCACGAGAATTTACTAATGCTCCAAAGACAATCTCAGAGGCGTTCCCATACCTGCTCGGTAACACATACCGACTCATAATGTCACCAGTAACAGGGGTCGCCAACGTCCGTAAGTCTGTCTCTCGTGAAGTTCTAGCCGAGTCATTGCTCCGAGCTCAAGGCGAGTCACCAACCCGAGCCGACATCAAGAGGTTCGCTGGTGCGATGGGTGCTGACTCTGAAGTCGTCGCCAACAGTATGATGGGTATTATGAACGGTATGACCAGCCACGGAAAAGGTCTTGAAGTTATGCGAGCCTACCAAGATTTCATCAAAACTGGTAGTCCAGCAGCTAAAGAACGCTTCCTTGCTAACACCGAAGCTGCTTCCAACCTTGCCGCCAAGATGACTCAAGTCGCCGCCGAAAGTGAGAAGCCTGGCGTTCGTATGGGTGTCGCCTTAATGAACGTGGTCTTCCCGTTCGTTAATACAGCGACCAACTTGGCACGAACAGCCGTCACTTATAACTTGAACCCAGTAGCACGCTCCGTCAACGACGAGACACTAAAAGCCGTTCGCTCTAACCCAGCCAACGTCATGACTATTTTGAAATCACGAGCAGTCAACTACGGTGTCATGGTTGGTGTCTATGGTCTATACGAAGCAGGCGTTATTGGCTATAACGACGGCGAGGATGTCAGCAAGCCAACTGGTATTTATATCGACCGTGGCAATGGCAAGTTCTTCCCTGTCCGTGGTACTCCAGTCGAATTGCCAATTGCTGCTGTTGTGACCGCTGCTAAAATGGCGAGCGACATTGCTGACGGCAGCCCTCGCCCAGCCGCTTACTACGCAGGTATTATTGGCAAGAGCCTTCCATACGTTGATAGCGCCAACAACCTTGTTGCAGCTACCGCATCTGCCACTGATGAGTATATGAAGGGTGACGGCACTAAAGGCACTGGCGACAATGGCTACGCTGCGAAATCATACGGTGTGAGCCTCGCTAAATCTCTTGTGCCTTGGTCAAACAATGGTGCCATCCCTGCATCCAACGCAGTGCAAGGCAAGAGTACCAACGCGAAAACCGCCTACGATAAAGATATCCCTACTTGGTTTGGTCAGTCAATTCGCTCCGCTTACGACCCAGCCTTCCGTGAAAGTCTCAAGGACAGCCGCGATATGGCAGGGCGTGTTCGCACAGTTGACCAGCAAGGTGGCTTCACTATCAACAAGAACATCAACGACAGAAACACTGCGACTTACAACGCTCCAATCGTTGACTTGATTAAGTACGGTCAGAAGAATCGTCTTGGCAAATCAACGCAAGATATGTTCAACACCTATGACACTGGCAAGAACAACAACTTCAAGTCAGTCCAAGACTCGATTACCTTCCTCGACGCTGTTGATGGCACGCCAGACAACACCAAGAAGCTCGAGTCGAACGCTAAACTCACCGATCTATCGAAGCAAATGCGTGACGGTTTCTACGGCGAGACTGGCTCTGAGCTGCTAACGCTTGACGGTCAACAACTCAAATCAGATGCTTCAGTACCGAACAAAGCTGGCTCGAAAAACTCCAAGCTGCCTGTTTCAATGCAGTCGATTAAGAACGCCATTGCTCAGACTGATTTGCCGAAAGAAGAAGGCGACAAACTGTACGCTATCTCTCAGCAAAGCACTGAATTGTACAACCAAATGAAGGCGAAGAACATCAGCTATGACCAGTATGCAGCTGCCAAAGCAGAGCTCGGCAAGCAAGAAATCAGCATCCTCAGTGCCTCAGAGAGCTACGGCAAGATGGTCAATCTGTTTGACCACCTCGACGACACTGGCTTCTTCAAAGACGAGGGGCTTGGCTCAACTCGCTCTGGTCAGACCTACCTCTGGAACTCACTCAATGCGCTGCTTGGCAGCAAGGGTGCTACTCCTGCTGCAAACTACCCTAAAGACGAAAAGGGCTTCACTCCGTTTGGTCGTGGTGGCGGCAGTGGTACTGGTCGTAGTGCAACGAATAAGCCAGGCGACCGTGGCAACAAGGGTCTCGAGTGGACTCCTGTCAAAGCTCGCCAAATGGCAGGCGTTCAGGCTGGTAAATACACACCAGTTAATATAAAGGTTAAGCTTGGTAACGCAGTCAAGAAAGACAAGTCCCAAAACTACTCGGACAGGTCGTTCTAGTTGTGGTAAAATAATCGTAAGAAGGAAAAAAATAAACATGAACAACGAATTTCCACTAACAGGAGCAGACCTAGCCAAGAAACTCGACGACAGTCAAGAGTTCATGGACAAGGTGACTGCTGGATTTGCCGAACGCAACGAGCGTATTTTTTACCGTAAACCTCCAGTAAACACTAATGGTCAGATGGAATACGCCGACCTCGTGGACAACACGCTTGCTTCCTACCTCGAGAAGATGCCGAAGAACGTCGTTCAAAAGATGCCAACATTCATGACTGACGGGCACAGTAAAATCAAAGCCGAAGACATCGTATATGAATTTATTGCCGTCAAAATCCTGCTCCGTAGCGGTTCATCCAAGGGCTATGGTCTGTTGCAAAAGCAATGGATTGAGCTCCGAAGTGCCGCTACTTTTGGTGCTTGTGGTGTTTACTTGCCATTCGAGAACGACCACGGCGAGTACACCGTTGGTGAAGTTCCTATCTATTGGGGCGACCTTTACCCTGAAGCGTGGTCAACCAACCTCAACAGCGCTAACTTTATCCAGTTCCGAAATCTCCGCACTGAAGGCGACCTTGAGAAAATCCGTGACGGGCTCGATGACGAGCAAGGTACTTGGATTCCAGGCGCTATCGACGAAGTGCTGGCATACGGCACTGGTCAAAACTCAGGTAAAGAAGTCACCAATACCAAGGCATCTATGAATGGATTGCCAGACCACATGTACGAGACTTTTGTGTACACCGATGACAACTGGGTTGTCACCTGGCACTACGCATCTGAAACTATTCTCCGTGTTATCCCTAACCTCAGTGGTCGCCGCCGTGTTGTCGGTCTTTATTCCGACTATGACGGCAGCTCAATCATGGGTCGCTCACTTATCGACATGGCATACGGCGCACAACAATCTTTGACTTCATTGCTCCGAAACTTTGTCTACACATCTGACTACAACACCGACCCAGCCGCAGTGGTCAAAGGTATCTCACTCAACGAAGACAACTTCAACTTGACCAAGGGCAACCGTATGTTCTTGAACGACGAAGAGGGCAAGGTTGACCTACTTCCGATTGATACGACGACGCTGCAAAACTTCCCACAGCTCTACAGCTTGCTGAAAACGGTATTGCTTACTTCACTACCAGCATCTAGCGACAGCAGTATTTCGTCTGGCTCTGGCGACCCTACTTTTTCAAAGACCCAAGCTGGCGTAAACGACCAGTCACAGAAAGCTGACATCGAGAACAACTACTACCGCAAGAATTACGAGCAATATTTCGAGATGGTGATGGAAAACAAAATCAATATCTACCTTGCCGAAGTAAAACACATTGCTGATTTAAACGACGCTTTGCCGATGATTACCCTCGACGAAGAGTACGCAAATCTCGTCCGTGAATCTTTGAGTGAAGACCAGCAAGGCTTCATCAACGACAAGAACCAAGTTAAACTCGACCTGTCCGACAGCCGTGGCGTGAATATCACCGTCAACTTCGAGAGCACACGCGACATGGCGAAGGAAGAAGACCTCAAACGTCTCAACACATTCATGACTGGATTCTTTTGAAGCCGCTAAGTCCGACCCATCAATGGGCAAGGTCATGCGCTCTGTCATGCCACTGTTGATGGAAGAAATGACGAAGAGCTCGAACCTCGAGAACAGCTCGAAAATCTCCAAGGTTATGCAGGAGGCATTGGCTCAAGTAGCTCAAGACGAGCAAGATGCCAAGGCTCAAGCTGCCCAAGAATCACAGCAGAAGAATCAGAAAATGGACGAGGTGAAAGCTCCGACCGTCAACATCTCATTCAAAGACCTGCCGCCAGCTGGTAAAATCCAGGCGGCCGCTAAGTACGGCATCGACCTGACAGCTGAAGACGTTAGACAACTTGCTCCACCTGCCACGCCTACACAACCTAACACACCAGGAGTTGTATAATGAGTGAACCATTAGTTGTCGGCGGAGTTGAAGAATACAACTCAAGTGAAGAGCTCCAGCGAGCTCATCGTCAGACTTTTGTTGACGAGAAAAAGAAAAAAGAGGAACAGCAACACCTCAATGAAAAACAGAAAATCCACAAAGTTCTGGATAAATATATTGCTAGGCACTCGAAGACCAGCAGCGTCCGTGAAATGGCGAAGACTGGCGAGCGAACGGCTGAAGCACAGCTCGACCTGAGTGCTGACCTCGTAGAGATACTTGAAAAAATAAAAAATGAGTTGAGGTAAATCATGGCTACTGTTAAAGACATCATCGAAAAATCATACACCCGAGTCAACGGTGAATTTGAACTGCAAGTCGAAGGTAGCGATGACTTCAAGACGTACTTAAATGTTTTGAATCAGTGCATGGAAGGCTTAGCTCACACGCCATACGTCAAATGGCAAATCTTCTTTGATATGAATTATACCC